TAGTTCGGCAGCATCTCCTTCAGCTTGCCAACCTGCATCAGCTCCTTGCCGAGTGCGTCGAGGATCTGACGCGTCTTCTTCCAGTCCTCCGCCAGGCCCGGTGCGAGGCTGCGGATCAGCTGATCTGTCGTCCGACCTTCGCCGGTGAGGATGGCTCGGTTCAGCTTGCCGCGCACCTCGGCAGGCAGCTCGGTGAGCTTGCTCAGGAACGGATTGACCGCCTCAAGGTAGTCGGCGGTGCGGGTCAAGACGTAGCGCTCGTGGTCGATGAGACGACGCGCCAGCTTGGGCGACTCGTTGCGCAAGCGGGTGGAGACGAGGCCGAGCGTGCGGTCAATGCCCAAGCCGACGCCCTTGGCGGCCTCCCGAACGCCTTGCGAGCGCGACGCGGCGAAGATGCCGAGCCCGGTGAGGAGGCCGGCAATTGCCTTGGCCATGTCAGCGTCAATGCCGCCGAACATCTGGGCACGAGGACCGGCAGGCGTTTGCTTGGAGCCGGCGGTCGGGACTTCGAACCAGGTGTGGCCAGCCGAATCGGTCAGCTCCTTGGCGCCGAGCTGTCGAAGGAACTTTTCCACGTCGCGCTTGTAGCGGTCGTAGATGCCTTGATGCTCGGGGCTGTAGACTCGACCAGCGTCGAAGTCGCGCCGCATCTGTGCAGTCTCTTGGCCGTAGCCACTTTCAGGGCCGCCAAACTGGGCAACGCCGGCTTCTCGCCTACGCATAAAATCTTCGTCTAGCTGCTTTGGCCACCCCTCCACCTTCGCCACCGTATCCGCGCTTGCGAAGCGCACCGTCGTCTCGCCAGCAGCGGCTCCGTCGGCAAGCTCTTCGCGGACCAGTCGCTTGTACCAGTTCTTGAGCATAGGCTCGACTGGCTCGACTTTGGCAGAACCCTCGAGCTTGGCTCGGCGCTCCGAGCGAAAGACGTTGAAGCGCCTTACTTCTGCAGCCATTGCGCTTTCGAGCAAAGCGGCTGCGTACTCCGCGTTGTCGCGCAGCAGACGTCGGGCCGCACCGTCGGGCACAGTCTCTGGCGTAGCATTCTTTGCGGCGTCTAGCGCTTCGAGCGCAATGTCAACCGCCTTGTCTACGTTACCAGGGTCGATAGCGCGAATCTTCTCCAGCAGCGGCTGGTCAGTGTCTGGAAAGCTTCGCAGATCGCGTTGCATCTGCTCGCCCATGAAGAGCTTGTAGTCAACTTCCAGATCAGGCTCAACACGCAGATAGGTGCGTACGGCTCGCGCAGCGTCCTCGACTGTCGAGCGCGGGTCCGCAAGTACCGCGTGCTGGTCCTTTGCGATCAGACCAAGCCTATCCCCAAAGGCCAATTGCTCTTCCAGCTGCACGCGCTCGTCCGGCGTGAGCACCTTGCCGGCTTTCTGAGCAACGTCGCTCTGGATCTCCACAACGTGCCGCATCCCGTTTTCCCAGAACACTCGCGTGTGGGCAAAGTAGTTGGGGTCACCGAAGTGGTTGCCAGTGCCAAGCTTGACAGGCGATTGCCAGATGTGGGTGCGTGCGCTGGGGCCGGCGAGCTCCTTTGTACTGCTTGCTTCGAGATAGGCAAGCTGCTCCCGAAGGTTGCTGAGCTCAGCTTCTTGTGCCGCAACCGCCATGCGCGCTTGGCGAGGGACGAAAGGGAAGTCTGGAAACGAAGTGCCGTCTGGCGCTTGTGCGCGCTGTTGGAGCGCAGGCAAATCCTGTTCGATCTCAGCAATGCTGCCGCGGATCTGATCCGGCGTGCCGGAGAACTCACCTTCGTCAGCAGCCAAGCGATCAATACGCTCCAACCCGTAAGGGGCAAACGCATCGGTCTCTTGCTTTCTCAGCTCGAAGTCTTGCGTCGCCATCTTGACGGCGCCCATCAGTTCCTTCGCGCGCACCGTTTCGCCGGGAGGCAGCCCGTCCATCACCGAGCGCAGCACGTCGCGCTCCGCCTTCGTCACCTCCGCGCGCTTCATCAGATCTTCGATCTGCGTGCGCGTGAACTCGAAGCGGTTGCGTGGAAGCTTCTCGAGGGTGGAAAGCGTTGCCGCGCTGCGATCAAGGATTGCGCCCAGCGGCGTGGTGTCTGGCAGCTTCACCAGTTCGGCTACGCTGATGCCTCGCTTGGTGCTGAGCATCGCCGCACCCGCACCTGCTGCAAGCGCAGCTTCGGTTTCGTCGGGCGCGTAGAAAGAGGCGAGGGCAATGCCCGCTCCAATTCCGAGGCCGATACCGGCCGGACTGAGCAGCATGTTGCCGCCACCTTGTGGCTTGGTGCCCATCAGGCCGGAGTCGGTGACGGGCCGGCGTTGCGGGTCTGCAACGCTGCGACCGCCCACAGGTGGTGCTTTCACGCCCATCAAGCCCGAGTCCGTTGCTGGGCGTCGTGAGGGGTCGCGGTTGCTCGTCGCGCCTTCGCCAGCTCGCAGCCCAGGTTCCAAGCCTTCCGGCGTGCCGGCAGCTTGCTGGCGCAGGCGAATCTCGCCAGGCGTCATCTCGGCGCCCTTGCGCAGCAGGTTGGTGAGGGCGGCCTCGTCAAAGGAGCCGTCCGGCCGAATGACGCTGCGCTCGAACTGCTCTCCGAAGGCCTCGGCGTAGTAGCGACGCTGCGCGCGGAGGTCATCCATTGCAGGGCCAACCGCAGGGTTGCGTTGAATCGCAGCTTCGACCTTCGCCGTGTCCGCACCGCTCTGCATCAAGTCGTAGGCAGTGCTACGGGCGTTCGCCAGCTGCGTGTCGGTAGGCGTGATCGGCGCGAGGGGTTGGCGAGCAGGGTCAGCGGGCGCAGCCGCCTGCCCGCGAGTGCGCGCCACGCCAGCAGGCGCTGCCTCTTCCAGCGTCGGCTCGATGAAGCTGTCCGGTTGGCTGCGACGCAGCTCGTCAAGGGAGCGGTTGCCTTGCAACCCTTGTTGGCGCTGCTGCTCCGCAAGCACTTCGTCGCGAAGGCGCTTGTACTCGCGGAGACCAGCCTCGGCCTTGACGCGATCCACTGCCTTGTTGCCGGCGTAGTCAAATGCCTTGACGCCGCCCGCAGCCATCAGCGCATTGACGCCCATCAGCACGTCGTCTTTGAGAACTGCGCCGCCAGTCCGCTCCTCAATGTTCTTAGCGTTCTGCTCGATCTCCGTCATGATCTTGCTCATCACCTGGGCGCCAGCACCATCGCCCGGCGGGAGGATGCCGAGGTACTGCATCACCGTGCGAGCTGGCGTGCCGTAGCGGGTGCTGATGTCTTGGGCAGCACGTTGGCCGGCGGCGGCAGCAGCTCGACGATCCTCACCTCGGGTAAGGCTGCTGACACGGGCGTTGACCTCGGCCAGGATCGTCATGGCTGCTGGCATGATGCCGCCAACCGTGAAGTCGAACACGTCAGCTGCGGCGCTCGCAAGGTTTTGTGCTGCCGGCTTGACAACGCCCTGGAAGATGCCTTCGCGAGGCGCGTTGCGCACAGCCTCGATCGGATCATTGGGCAGCGGCTGGAACGGCTTGCGCGCGGACAATTCGGGCTTTTTGGGCGCGGACGAAGCAAACTCAGTCCACGGCCCATCTGCTGCGGGAGCTGGTGCAGGCGTAGCCGCAGGTTTGAAGTCTTCCCAAGGGCCGCTCATTGTACTTTCTCCCACGAAGATGCTTGACCCGGATCACCGCCTTTGAAGCGGTAGCCCTTCATAACAGCGCCTACTTTGGGGAAGGCTGGCGCAGGAGCGCGTGCTGGGGCAGGCGCAGCTGGTGTGCGGCCAGGCTGTCGTGGCGTGTACTCCGTGGGCTTGGCGAACAGCCAACCGTTCTGTTGCTTAAACTGATCGCCGCGCTCCTGGACGACTTGCTGCACCAACTCGGAGAAGCCACCACCGCGTTCCTTCTGCAGCTGCTTCGCCTCGTCGCCCAGTGTGAGGACGGCCAGCTCCAGGCCTCTGACGTCGAGTTCCGGGTAGGCATTACGGATTATGCCGCGAGCAATCCGCTCGTCAATCGGCCGCATCGAGGCTTCCTTGCCTGCCCCAGCCTTGCGACGCGCAGCAATTTGCTCGTTCAGCAGTTCGGTGCGGGCTTGGATCTGCCCGACGCGGGCATTCGCAACCAAGTCGAGGCGCACTCGATTACGTTCTTGCTGCGCAAGGCGAGCCGCTTGCATCGCTGCCTCAGCGTCACTCACTTGCTTGCCTAGCGCGTTCCGAACAACCTCAGCAACTTTAGGAGACCACGTAGCACCATTAGCGCGAAGCGCCCGAACAAATGGAAGGTCTTCACCGAACTCCTCCTTGTAGGTCATGTTCGCCGCCTCGAGGCCCAGCTCGCTCGTAGCGAGAGGTAGCAGCTGCTGCTGGCGCTGAATGCGTATGGAGGCGGCTTGGGCTTTCCTGTAGGCCTCCAGAGTTTTGTTGGCGTCCGCCCGCGCATCTCGATCAGCAAGCAGCGATTGCGTGTTCAACGCACGCTCTGCCTCCGACGTGCGCCCTTCGCGGATAGCAATGTTTGCGATCTCGCCAAGCTTTTCCAGAGGCGTCTTGTCGGCTGGGATGCCAGCTACCGCAGTGCGGAAGCTTTGATCGGACGCAAGCTTGCGCTTGGCTTCGCCGAGTTCCAAGTTGCCGGCCTCGACACGCTGCTGCGCAAGCGGCACTTCAGCCTCAAGGGTGGCTGTCCGCGCAAGCGTCTGACGAAAGTCCTGCTGCGTCTGCAGCGGATCTGCTGGGTTGATTGTGAAGCGTCCCATAGGTTAGCCCCGCGGTTGGATCTTGAACAGGTTGTTCAGGGACTGGTTAATGGTGTTGTAGCCTGCGGCCGAGCCTTCCATCAGCCCTGCAGAGCCCGTCGAACCGGCTCCCGCAAGCCCAGCAAGCTGACTCAAGTACTGGCTGAATGCCTGGTTTTGGAACTCACCGCCGAACTTGGCAAGGGCCTCGGCGGCGGCCCCCGAACCCGTCAAGCCTTGCGAGGCAAGATTTCGAGTCAGCGCTTGTTCTGCAGAAGCCATCGTCGCCTGGTATCCCGGCAATCCTGTGACGATGTTGGGGTTGGTCATGAGCTGTTGCAGCTGGGCTGCATAGCCGCCTCGGTAGGGCGCAAACGGATCTGCGTTCTGTGCCATGTCCAGCATCTTGTTACCTTGGTAGATGCCGTACAAAGACGAGGCGAGCTGGCCCCAGCCTCCAAGACTGTTCGGCAGCAAGCTTGAAACTACGTTGCCGATAGGACCAAGCCCAGACGCTGCGGTAGCCGTCGAAGCCGCTGCCGTTCCAGGGTACAGCGCAGACGTGGCGCCCGAGCCAAAGTTGATTCCTGGCCCGACTGCCGTAGACGCGACTTGGCCTAGTGATGGCGCACTGCTGAGCGGCGTGCTGAGCACACTGCCCGGGCTTACAGGGAAAGCAGTCGCCCCGCCAGCGGCAGAACTTCCAGTCGCGACAGTCGGTGCGGCAGCCTCGCCAAGGCCGGCAACGGCGCCAGCGCCACTTCCTATGCCGGCAGCCCAAATGTTGGCTCCGGTGATGCCTGCAGCTGCGAGAGCTGCCGCCAAGAAGGCGTCGTCGTCGGTACCAAAAAACTGCGGATCGCCGACAATGTTGCCTGCATCGTCGGTCATGTATCTGTAGATGTTCCCACCCGCATCCGGAGCTTGGCGAAGCTGAAGACCGTTGGAGGCAAGCCAATCGGCAGTCGCGTTCGGATCGAGGCCTGCGGGCGAGGCATCTCCGTTCATTTGCTCCGGCGCAAACATGCTGGTGTCGTAGCCGAGTTCGGCAAGTGCTTGCCAGTCGAAGACGCCAAGTCCGTTGCCACTTCCTTGCGTATAGCCCATTCTGTTCGGATTGCCGTTAGGGGCAAAGGTGCCGAAGTAGGGGTTGTTGCGCGGGTCCATCACTTGGGACATCGCCACGTTGAAAGGCAAGTTTATTGTTGCCATGGTTGCTCCTAACGAAGAACTTCCACAAGCGTGGGAGCTACAGTGTAAGTGACACGAACGTAGTCGTCTTGCGAGACCGCGACTGCGGCAGGGCTAGCCAAAGCGACTGCGTACCAAGTGACGTTGTCTCGTGACCACTCGACAAGACTTACTGCGCCGCCGGTCACAAGGAGAGTTCCTGAGCCTGCCTGCTGAAACTGGTAGGTGAACGGCGACGCACCGACGGCTGGTGTTCCTGGCAAAGGCAGACCAATAGCGTTTACTTGACTCCAAATATCTTGAAACCATCGACGCCAGCGAGGCTCGGTGGAGTCAAGTTGGGTTTGCAAAGGGGCTGCGTCGAAGCGGCTTCGCATTACGCACTCCCAAGGAGGAGCTCAAGCTCCGCTTCGCTCATGCGGAAAGGCGTGGGAGAGATCATGCGAAACCAGAATGCCCGTTTGTGGAAGCTGCCCAAGTCGGTGAGCTGTGGAAGCTCTTCCGAAAGGTCGACAGTCATCCAGGATGACCAGGTCTTGTAGTCGTCGTCCGACCAGCACACTTGAAGGCGTCCGCCCTCTGCTCTGTCCGCTACGATTCGCATGCGCGCAAGAACCTTGACAAACGACGAGCCGCCGTCGAAGTTCGGAGTCACCACTTCGACGCCGATGGAGGACTCGGAACCGTCGACCAGCTGGTCGGAGTAGAAATCGCTGCGCGAGTTGCGTACCTTGGTGCCGTCTGTTCTTGCTTGCAAGTAATTCTGACTGAGGGTTGGATTGAAAGTTGCGGCGGCGACGTCGGGCGCCGCATTGGCCTCGTCCTCGTTCCAGAAATACCAAGTCTCCTCGTTCACGTCGAAGGCGATTGCGGGTAGGTTGGTAAGCCCGGCGAGAACATAGAAGGTGTGCCCAGCCGCGCTGATGACGAAAGAACGAAAGAAGGTGCTGAACTCGATCAGTCTGTCAATAGCAGGTGTGGAGATCTTCGACGGCTTGAGCCCAGCGATCCGATAGACGCCCTTCTCCGTTTCCCGGCCTTGTCCAACGAAGTAGATTGTATCGAGGATAGTTTGAACGCTTGAGGCGCTGGCGCAGCCAATTGGGAGCTGCGCATTCTGGACAGGGAGCAGCGGAGAGCCAGTTGGCCGACCGGCGTTGTAGAAGAACTCCGTTGTCCAAGATTTCATCGCAACGACGTAGATGAGCTGCTTAGCAAGGTAGACGCCGGCGTCGGGTTCGCCTTGCGCCGTCAGGAAATTAAGAGCAGACCAAGTAGTCGGATTGTTGAGTGTTGCGCTGCCCCAGATGCGAGCTTGCGGGTCCATGACGTAGGTGGTGCCGTCAAGGTACACCGATCCGGGAACAGTGACTGCTGGATAGTTGAGGTCTACGACGGGAGCAAAGACAAACGTATTGGTGAGTGTATAAGCGTTTGTGCTGTTCTTCATGAACAGATACTTAGGCGTGCCCAGCGTCTCGGACCACGTGTAGGTCTCTGGCGAAACGTCTGTAAGGCCGGTGCCATAGGTAGTGTTCAGATTGCCTCGCAGCAATCCGTCCGAGGTGATGGTGAAGAGCGTGTTTGCTGCTTGCCAGTAGTATGCTCCGAGCCCAAAGCCTGAAGCTGTAAAGTCTGTTGCGAAGGACCGCAAGGCTGGTCGCTTGAGCACTCGGATAACGCCGTCAGGAGAGCGCTCGACATAGGCATTTACTAACTTCGCATCGAAGTCAGCTGACGAGTTACGTTGGGCCGGTTGGACGACGAGAGGGAGTCGCATCAGACAAACCCTCCGTTGTAGACTTGGCCGCGCATGTCAGGCGTGAAGTAGGTCTGCGCATCTTCTACGTCCCACCCTTCGAGTGCTGCCCTGTAGTTTGCGTACTTCCGCTCGCAGTTCAAACGGATGGGCTCGGGCTGTCCCGAGGCGAGGTCATCCGCCAGCCCCCAGCTGAGGCAGGAGAACCACTCCAACGGAAAAGCCATCTGGTCGGTCAGGGAGACTGCCTGAGTGACTTGGGTTTGCAGAACGAGCTGGACAGTGCCAGTCGCAGCGTAGGCATCCGGCGTCGCCCATAAGGTGATGTCGAGATTGAACTGCTGCTTGTCGACAAAGTAGTTCGTGGGTTGGCCGCTCGTTTGGGTCTGCTGCAAGGAGATGATCTCTTGCCAAGAGACTTGCGTGAGCGGAATCTTGAGGTTGTCGGGGTGCAGGAAGTAGGCGAGCGGCACCCGCAGCGGCTTGGTCATCGAGATGCCTGTCACAGAGCCCGGACCGAGGCGGTACTTGAACTGACCTGCTACGAGTGGCAGGGCAACATCCTGCTGAGTCCAGAGCTTAAGGCCCTGGGTCTGCAGGAAGTTGACCAGCTGGTTAAGGCGCAGCATTCCCCGCGCGTACTGCTCGCTGTTGGGAAACTGACCCACCGCAATCAGTTTTGCGTTCTCGTAGGCCTGGCAAATGACCTGGCTGACTGTGGTTGCGGTGGCTGAGACAGTCATAGAGTATCCTCCTTGTCAATGCGCTGCTCGGCATCGCGCAGGTTTTGTCGACGGAGCTCCCTGATCTGCTTGTACAACTGCAGTGCAGTAACTGCAACCGTAAGCATCAACACGAGAACCTGGAGAAAGCCGTGAAGCGAGAAGGTTGCCCACGCACCGGCAGCCCAGGCGCTGACGATCTTGAACCAAGAAGCCATGTTTGTGTCCGAATTAAACTGCATTCGAAGCCTCATACTGCGTGCAAAGCGCCAATGGGGGTTTTGTCTGCAAGTGGGTAACCAGCAAAATCTACCGTGCCGGCGGGCGGGGTTGTGCCTGTCGAGTCGCAGCGGCCTCCGGCACGCGGCGTGTAGTACTGAGACGAGAAGTCGGCGTCAGCGCCGCTGCCCAACACAGTGCCAGTACCCAAGGCGATAGGTGCGCCGGCAAGGTTGACGACTGCAGCAGCTGCTCCGATGATGACGTTGTAGCTCTCAGAGGTCTTGCCGGCCCCAGTGTCGCGCCGAATGGCGGCCGTCTTGGCGCCAATCATTAGGTTGTTGAAGATCTCCGAGCCGTTCGACGCAAAGCTGGAAAAGTCAGCATACGAGTACAAAGCAACCGTCGACACCAGCGTGTTATTGAAGATCTTGCTGTAGTTGCAAACCGACTGATGAATCTCCGAGCGCAGGGAAGGGTGGGCCCAGTTGAGGACTCGGCCCGGCCGCAACGTGCAGTTGGCCACGCAGATGTTGCCAAAGACAAGATTGTTCGCGCCTTGCTGGCCGCCGCCACCGTTGACGTTGAAACCACTGCCTTCGTTGAGAGTGCAGAAGTTGCCGTAGGCAGCCACGTTGCGAGTGTTGTCGTCCAGACCGATACCGATGCCTTCGCTGCCCTCGGTGACGACGCCAGGCCAGTTGTAGGAGCCGGTGACGAAGTTGAAGCGGACAGTGCCGTCGCTGCAACCAACGGCAGGAGTTGCCCCGAACAATTCGATGCCTCGGCCCCAGCGGCTGGGCGTAATCCAAGTTGCTCCGGTCTTGCTTCCACTGTCGTAGACGCGATTGAACTCGATGCTCCACGAGCCGTAGGCGCCGGTGAGCAAGATACCGAACTCGTTGTTGGCTACGTCGTTGTTCTGAATCAGAAAGCCCGAGAAGTTGGCCGCAAGAGTGCTGCCACTGAGACTGGAAACCGCACGGATACCGGAGGCGAAGCGACGAGCTGTGTTACGGTAGACCTTGGAAGCGCCGCCTGCGCAAACGAACTCGATGCCCCCAGTGTTGTTGTCGGTGCCATCTTCGACGGTGTTGCAAGCAACCGTGACACTGGCTGCGAAGCTGGAGTAGCCGTCGTAGATGAAGATGCCACGTTCGACCACCGAGCGGACCGTGTTGTAGATCACGATGCTGGTGGTGTCAGGACCAGGCATCTGCAGCCAAATCCCGTTCGAGCCGCCTGTGCAGAGATTGCCATCGACGACGTTGTTGCCGCCGGAGGCATTAACGAAGATGCCATACTGACCTGGGTTCGTGGTCTGGCAGTTGAGAATCTGACAGTTGCCAGATGTGCCGGTGACGCTGACTAGGCTGTTGGCGCCGGAGTTGCTGATGAAGGAGAGGCCTTCGACGCAGGTCCAGTTTTTGTTGGCGAGCGTGGCGCCCGCGAAGGCGCCGCCACCGCACGAGATGATTGCGATGCCGCGCTGGCCTGAGATGCGGTTGCCGGTGGCAGGGTCGTAAACGCCAAAGACAACCGGCGCAACGCTGGTGCCGGTGGCCGCCGCCAGAGTGGCTGTGATGGTCGAGGTCGTGCCGACGCAGAAGAGCATCGCATCGCCAGCAACCATCGCAGCAAGGCCAGCCGCAACACCTGCAGCGTTGTTGTACGGGTTGGCCAGCGTGCCGCTGTTCGTGCCGCCAGCGGTGAAGTTGACGTAGCGCGTCGTCAGCGTACTGCGGTGCGGAGCGGTGCGAAGTGGGACGGGCAGAAGCGAAAGCACCAGCTCGTTGACTGACATGCCCGAGGGAGTGCGAGCGAAGGGGATGTAGTTCTGGAGCTGTCCGACAGGGCCAGCCCCTGTGACGACAGGGTTGGTGACGACAGCCATGTCACACCCCCATGTTCACGGAGACGGCGGCCCCGACGCCACTGATGAGGGTGACTTCGGCGCGGACGTAACGCCAAGCGGAGGCGGTGGAGAATCCGTCGGAGGCACTGTCGGTCCCAGTGAGCGTAATGACGCCGAGGGCCGTAGTGCACCAGTTCTGTGCAAAGAAGCCGCCTTGCACTGAGCCTGCAGAGGTGGCCGTTGCGTTGGCGCTCATCACCAGCGTGTTGGGGTTGGTCACGCTGAGAACGGTCGTACCTTCAGGGACGCCGGCCACCTCGACCTGCGCTCCGACCAGCTCTTGGGTGAAGTCGCCGTTCGGAGAGACGAGGTTCGGAGAGCCGTTGGTCGTGGTGACGGCTGCGCCGGGTGCAGTGCGTCCACCCAAGACATAGCCACGGCCCGTGTTGTCGTCGTTGCTGACTCGCAAGGTCACGGTAGCGCTCACTGCGCCCGTGCCGCGAATCATTGCTTGGAAAGCAGAATACACAGCCTCCTTGTAGAGTGGCTGCGAATTCTGGTTGGTGGTTGTGGAGGTGGACTGCGCAGGCGGAATGCCGAAGGCAAACAGCCGTGGTTGCTCACCGGCTTTGAGGCGGACGTTGGCGCAAGACATTGCGACTCCTAATGGTTTGGTAGACGCGAGAGCGCCTACCCGAAGGCAGGCGCGTGACTTGGCTTAGTTTTACTCGCAGCCCATCCAGAAGTCCTGGATGAAACCACTGCGGATGTTGGCAGTCGTGTTGGCGAAGCCAGTCACCGCAAACAGTGGAGCCATCGGAAGGATGTTGGAGGCGCCGCCGGCCTTCGGCTGCACAGGCATGAGCGCAGTCGAGATCTGCGTCGAAGAAAAGAACGACGGGCCGAGCGTGGCCACGTTCACAGTGCCGCCTGCGGCGGCAGTGTTGGCGCCGTTCGGACCGATGCTGAGGACCTTCCGGCCGTTGATGCCGACGTAGAAAGTGTCCGAGAGGCCATCGTAGTAGAACTGCAGCCCGATAATGTGCTCGACTTCGAGCAGGTTGGCAGCGCCTGCGTTGTTGGTGAAGCCGGTGCCTGGCACAGTCACGCGTGGTGCGTACAGGCTGCCGTAGGTTAGCCCGGTCGTGTCCACAGAGCGCTGCGGGTTGCCGGCCAAGGAGCTACTGCCCAGACCGACGGCGACAGGAACGGAGCCGACGCTGCCACCCGCCGTTGCCGTGCTGAGAACGAGCGGGGCTTCGTAGTAGCCACTGCCCGGCGTGGCCACTGAGACGCCGGTGAACGAGGTGCCTGCGATGACGGCGTTGAGCGTGCCAGGCGCGCTGTTCGAGTCGCCGAAGAGGCCTGAGGGGAGTGCAAGATCGGCAACGTTCTGGAAGACGGTGTTGACGCCGTTCTTACGGATGATGAAGTTAACGGAGGTGCCGCCGGCAGCCTTGAGGAAGTAGACGCCGTTGTTGGCGAGAGTCGGCGTCTGCGAATCGAACCAGCCGCAGTAGATGTTGGTGTCGTTGGTGTTGAGCACGCTGCGCGGGTAGACGTACTCGACAGAGTGCCAGGCCTGGCTGCCAGGAACCAGTTGGAAACCTTGGCCGTTCAGGCTGAGGTAGATCGTGTCGGTAGCGCTGGCGCTGGTCGCGAGACGAACGAAGCCGGCGAGGCCAGCAAAGGAAGCGGCGGTACCGGCGACAGCCGTGGTGACGGTGTACTTGCCGGACTGGTAGGGAACGAAGTCGTCGTAGTGCGTGAACTGCGAAATCGACGGCGCAACCGGAAAGGTGTTGAGAATGTGCTTCGGCGGGAAGGTGTTGAGACCTTTGGGGAAACGGACGGGAGATGCCATGATCGAAAACTCCTAGGGCGTTCGAGATGAACGCGGCACGAGGGCCGCGCCCTGAGGTGGTAGGCCCCGATAAATCGAGGTTTGTGCGCGCGGGAATTACGGCCCGTTGCTGCCGCAGATGGCGCGCGGGTCGGTGCAACCAAGGCTGAAGCGCATGTAGGTCGCCGCCTTCGCGTTCTTCGTGTCGAAGTCGTTGTCCTGGTCGAAGGTCGGGCGCTCGCGCCAGAAGAACTGCAAGCCGTTCATGGCGTTGGTCCTGACGAACCAGGCGTGCGGCGCCGTGAAGTAGTGGTTCATCTTGATGCCGCCTGGGAAGGAGTTGGTTGCCTTCAGGGCGTTCACAGCGTTGTTGGCTGTGTCGTTCTGGAGGACCGACTTCATGATCCGGTTGGCGTTGTACCACTCCTGCCGGGACACGTGCAGCGACTGCGGCATGAAGTTCACGAGCAGACCGCGATCGGTCTGGAACCCCATGATCTGGATGCAGATGTCCTCCAGGCTCGCCTCGCTGAGGTCGGCTGCCGGCGAGAGAGTGTTCGAGAACGAACCGCCGGTGGTGAAGGGATGCACTGCAGAGCACAGCGGCTGGCCGTCTGCAAGCGAGAAGGCGGCGTTGAAGGCCCGGTTGTAGAAGCCAGCGCTGATGTTCTCGATCGTCTGGTTGATCGAGAAAGCGTTGGCTTTGGCGCGGCGCATCGACACCTGCTCGTACAGGTTGTCCTTCAGCTCTTCGTGCGTGACGATGTAGCCGAGCGCGTAGGCCACGTGCACGTAGCGCGTGATCGGGCCCTGGACTTCCGAATCGTAGGCGATCGGAGAGCCTTCGGGCTTGACCGGCGCGAGGCCGAAGCCGGTGATCTGCACGTCCTCTTCGTAGGCCATGTTGGAGTCCATGACCTCGAACAGGTCGATGTACTCCGGAGCGTGTTCGTTGTAGATTTGGCCCCAGAAAGCGTGGATACCAGGCCAGAGCGCTTTCGGGTGGGTGCCGGTATTGATGATGCCAGCGGGCATGCTTTTCTCCTAGGAAGGGTTGAGGATCAGACGCCAGCCACGCCGGCGCTGAAGTCGTGCTGGTTGATGGACACCAGCAGCTTCTGGAAGGCTTGGTAGGCATCGTTGCCAGACCGCTGAACGGCACCGTGCACCTTCAGCTGCAGCGTGGCGCCGGTGCCGTAGGTGCTGGAGTCGAGCTGCGTGGCCGAGACGAACGAGCCGGTAGCCGGGGTTGCGCGAATCGGAGAAGCGTTCTTCGACATCTGAGCGGCTTGGCCCGGCGTCGAGTTGGTGCTCTCTTGGATCTCGAACAGCACGTTGGGGTCGTCCACGACCAGTGCCACATAGTCGGTGGACGCAGTGCCTGCCGGGCGGAACGTGCGGCTCAGGTTGTTGAAGTCGACGTAGGGGCCGCCTTGCAGCTGGCCAGGCGTTGCGATGCCGATGGCGACGACGACGCCGCGCACCGAGTTGCCGGCGCCGGTCGTGGTCTGCTGGACGTAGGGCACACCGTCGGCAGCAGCGAAGTTGGTGCTGTCGATGGAGACCATGTCCCCGACGAAGATGCCGCCGTTGGCGACGTTGAGGGCTGCTGCGATCTTGTAAAGACGCGCTTGGCCGTTCCAAGGCGAACCGTTCCGGTACATGACCGGAGCCAGGCCGCTCGGGGCGTTGATGTTGGGCATGGGATGCTCCGAGGAATTGGGTTGAGGTTAGCCGCGCCGAGAGTAGGTGCCCTTGACGCTGACCGACTTGACATACCTGTGGGTGTTGTCGCCAGCAGCATCACCTTGCTGCTTGCCATGCTCGATGGCGCCGTGGATCTGGTCCACGCGTTGCTGAGCAACTGCCTGGTCTTCCCGATACCACTCCTGGCGCAGCTTCATGAGGTAAGCTCGCAGAGGAGTGCCATCTTCGTTTTTGCCTACGACCACGCTGACCCTGCTGCCGAGGTCGGTTCCCGCACCAACGGGCGAGCCGGCCAAGTCAGGCATTGTCACAAGGGCCTCTTCCTGGGAGACGAATTCGTAGCCGGCTTGCTGCGCCTGCAGGATGCGACCAGGGTAGTCGTTCAGCCAGTGCACGTGGAAGCCGGGAATTTCGGGGGTGGCGAGCTTGGCTCGCGGGACGGACATGGGAATGCGAGTGCGCATCTCCCGTGCCGCGTCCATCTTTTGCTCTTGCGAGTTGGCTGGGTTGATCGCAGTCGGCTTGTCTTCGTGCGATGCGCGCACAGCAAAGCCTGAAAATGCGGTCGTGGGAGGTACTTCTGCCTGCATGACTAGCTCCAGTCGTAGTTGCTGACGTAGCTCGCGCGCCATTCAGCTTGGGTTTTGAAAGCGCGATTCGGGCCGACAAGACGAGCCTCCATACGATCGCAAGCGGCTTTTGCTTCCGCTGGCAAATCGCTGTAGGTTCGACTTTTGCTGTTTCGCCCAGCGCCTTGTCCACCACTCTCACTCTTGGCGGCGGGCGCGCCCCCGAAGTGCTGCTCGACCATCTCCGTGATCTTGTCCAAGAAGGCTCGACCTTGGAGGGTCGGGTTCTGGAGTCGGACAAAAGAGGAGATGGACTGCGCGTAGGCCTGCTTTTCCGGCTCGGCAAGCCAGACCTTGTTGTCGGCTTCCCAAGCTGCGAAATCCGGATGGACTGCAGTGGGCGCGGGAGCTGCGGTTGCTGCGGCAGGCTTCGGGGCTGGCAAAGGCGATGGCGAAGGCGACCTGCGCTGGGCGTCGAGATCGTCAAGAGCCGCTTCGATCTCCACCACTTTCTCGCCGTCACCTTCTTTGATGGCGTCAGCTTTCTGTGCACGAAGATCTCGCACGGCCTTCTCGTAGGCACGCTTGGAGGTTTCCTCGTTGTACTTCTTGAACTCGGCGAGTGCTTCAGTCGCTTCAGCAAGCGCGGTTTGCACTGCCGTCAGTTCTTGCTTCACCGCGCCGATTTCGCCGACAAGACGCTCGTTGTTCTTGCGGAGAATCGGCATGATTTCCTTGCCGCGAGAAACGAAGGTCTCAGCGTCCGTCCACTTGGCAAGGTCCCCGCGGAATTGCTCCTTGGGAAGCCAGCCAAGAGCTTTTGCTTCCTGTTCGATGTCCATTTACTGACCTTTTTCCTTGGTGATGAGAGTGAAGATGTCGCTGTCGTTGACGATGCGGTAGACCTCGTCATCCGCAGGGCCGATGGCTTGGTAACCAGCCCACTTGGAGAAAAGGATGCGATCGCCTGGGACAGCACGCGGAGTGGGCTCGTCGCGCCAAGCGTGAGCGCCTGCCTCGATGAGGATGGCACGTTGCTCGGCAAGTTGGTCTTTGCTACGAACTTGGTCGGGTAGGATCAGACCACCAGCGGTCTTTTCCTCGACAAGGTAGGGCTTGACCAAGACGGCGCGGCCGACGGGCTTGAGGCCCGAAGTGTTTTTGATTTCACTCATCTGTCAGATCCCCAAACTCCATCTCAATGACTGCTCGGTATCCAGCCATACGGCCGAGGATGCCTGCCTCGAAGTCACGCCCCTTGAGGTGGAACTCCCCCCGCGACCATCGCAGCATCTGCTCCTGGCATTGAGCTTCCAATGCCTGGTAGACCTGCTGAGTCACCGGATGGTGCTTCCATTCGAGGAACTGTTCCTCCGTTATTTCCAGTTGACTGTCCATTCTTCATTCCTTCTTGCAATAGCTTGATGAAACCTTGTTGGCTTGCTTGAAGCTTGGTGAGAGCTCCAACCTGAGCCTCGAAGGCCTTTACTTGCGAGGCAGCTTGTGCTTCCCCGATTTCGCTGACAATTTGCGCAATCTGCGCTTTGATCAGCAGAATTTCTGCTTCGGTCTTGCCGGCTTCGCGCTCGGCTTCGATCATCATCTCGAGGAACCGAGTACGAGCGTCAAGCTGCTTCTCGGCCATGCGACCTTGTTGCTTGATTTCTTCCAGAGCAACTTGCGGAGGCTTCGGAGCAGGCTTGCCGGCGATGCCGGGGTAGAGAGTTTCCATCCCCTCGACACGAAGAGCGCGAAGAAGGTTGCGTTCTACTGCGTCGGGGTCGTAGCCACCCGAGGTCATCGCTTGCTGCTTGACGGTCAAAGCTTGCTGAATGCGCTCGGCGTTGGAAGCAATGTTGGGATCGGCGGCTGGCCGGATGGTGTCGGGATCGGTCAGGAAGTCTTCCCGGCGAATCCAGCCTGACTTCTCGCCAAAGTACTTGATTGTGACAGGCACGTACTTGCGGTTGAGCTTGTACAGCTTGACGTACTCTTCTTTAAAGCCAACCCAGACGCGTTTGAAGATAGCTGAGTTGATCTTGGAACCTTGCTCCGCCATAAGCTGCGAAGTGGCTGCAGGCGTGTTCTGGCCTGGGTTGACCCCCACCATGATGTCCGTCGAGCCACTGACGCGATTCGTGTAGTCGATCAGCAAGCTGAGGAGCATGAAGAGGACGTTCGAAGGTTCGCGAACGGGGAACGGGTAGATGCCCTTTGCAAGATCCTCGCCGGTGGAATCAACTCGCTGCCAGCCGAACGGGCGGAAGGATTGCTCACCACCACGAATCTTGACGCCGCGACCAAGGAAGCCGCCGGCCGTGGTTGCAAGAGTACCGGAGTCAATCAGCTGGTTGATCAGCGAATCGACGGACTGGTTGATCGGGCCAAGCAGAAGACCGAATCCGATGTCGTAGAAACCGCCGTCGGGGCTGGGGATAAAAGAAAGCTTTGTGAAAACCTGATCTTCTTCAATTCGGAGAATGCGGTTTCCTGTAGTACGGAAGACTTGGCCAGGCTCCGAGTTGAAGACGATACGGCAGACGTAGCCAGAAGACTCCTCGACGGTGATGATGTACGGCTCTGCGTAGCCATCTTCATCCAAGTCCATGCGAACATACTGCTCGAGGAACGTGAAAGGCGTAGTGAAATCGCTCGTCGCCGGCGGAGTCATCCCAGTCCGACGATTTGCGGCGGCATCGCCAGAAGCGTTGGCGATCTGAGGGCCTGCAGCGTACCAAGAAGACTGAAGAACGTCCCGCCAAACGCCAAGACGCGACTTCTCGTAGATGTCGTTGCGGTAAAGCGGAATGATGTGGGTAGCACGAGGTGCGGTTTGGATCGACTTTGCCCAATAGTTTACGACAAAGTCTTTTGCCGGCACAAGCTCTGACGTGTTCCTGCCCAGCGCGCCGTTGTAGTAGGTCTTCTTGAACGCACAACCGATGATGGGAAGTTGGAGAAGTCCGCGATCGGTCTCGCCTTCCCATTCTGGCATCTCTTCGAGGAGCTGGTAACTCATGAAAGAGGTAACGCGATCAGCACGATCACGCTTTGCCCCGTCGGGATCTTGGCCGAGGATGCGAGCTTTGACAAGTTCAGGGCCGGCGACGAGGAGCGGATAGGCACGACTGTGCCACTGGATGGCGGCGACAGTGACGAGAGGGAACTTGACGTTGCTTGCGCCGTTCCAAGGAAAGGTTTTGACCTCCTGAAGTTGGAGGGCGAGGTTGAGCGCAGCCTCGGTGCGCCTTTCCCAACCAGCTCGCGATCCCTTGTCGACTTTGTAACCTTCGAGAACCGCATTACCGATGCGAGCGAGGTCGCGTTCGGAGAAGCGGTCGGTGAGGTTCGGCGCAGTCATAGCTGCGACGTCCAGACGAAGAGGTTTTTCGAGGTCAAACATGGCTATGGAAGGTCCGGAATGACCACGAGGAGGTACGTGATGACGAGAGAAAGTCCGCTGGTAGCCACGACGTTGACGCGCACTTGGTAGACGACGCCAGAAGTTCCGCCGCTAGTAACAACAAGAACTGCGTTGCCAGAGATGCTTGGGGTGCAGACAAGTGGCGCGACGTCGATGCCGCTGTAGACAGAGACACTGACAGTCGGACTCGAAATGACTTGTCCAGCATCAAGGTCTGGGCCGAAGTCAATCGAGTCACGACGAATCTCGGAAACCGCCTTAGGCGGCATCAGAAGGCGGCGCATCAGGAAGTGCCAGCTTGCTGCTTGCGCTGAGAGATTAGCTTGGAGTCCGTCGGCGGCGTCTGATCTTTGCGGGGCGCGGGGATGAAAGAGAGGGCCTTGACGGGAGGGCACATGGTGCAGTTTGCACGAGACGACTTGGAGGAACCGTAAGACTTTTTCATGGTTGGCCTTTCGTGAGTTATCCGCGAGCCTTTAAGTCACGGGGCGGAAGCACCTATGCGCGGGCGCCCGCGCAAGTGAGGGCTCGCGGCGCCGAGACCGGCACGCCTCCGGCTCGGCCGTTGGCCGGCCGTTCGGCGCGCCGAGAAATACCGCTGATCAGCATAGTGGTGGTCCGCCGCCCGTGCTGAAGAGTGAGACTAAAGGGCACCGCCGCGTTCCGTCTTGCTGGGAGAGGCATCGGCGAGAAGTGAGCGCACTGGGCACGCTCCGCGTTCCGGGTGAAAACCGAGGGCCTGAAGCCGAGCGTATTCGGCGTCGTATTCGGCTAGCCAATCCTCGTTGCTCTGCGTCACAGCGTAGGGCCGGAGAGGCTTGACGATCTTGCGCGTGGATAATTGCCGCATTGTTCGCTCCGTTAATACCCAGTCACTTCGTTGCGCCCGGCGAGGAGGCGGGGGTCTTGGCGACCGAACTCGTATTCCTCGTCGGAAACGAAGTCGTCGTCTGCCACGTCGGCCAGGTCGTCAAAGCCTAGGCTGAGCAGCGCAGCGCTGTCGAACTGGTCGTCCAAGTTGGCCTCGGCGGTCTCGGTGAATCCGAGCATCTCTTCTTGCATGCCCGGAAACCAGTGAGCGTCCTTGGGCCAGCGGGTAGCTCCGGCGCGCATGCGGCGCTGCAACGAGCGGCCACGCGACGCTTTGTCCTTAATCGGAGTGCGCGGAGCGAAGTTGATGAAGCGGTTGCGCACCAGCATCTCTTTGCGGATTTGGGGCCACAGGGAGAGCCAGATCTGGCCGCTTTCGACGAAGATGGCATCTGGCCGCCAGGCTTCGAAAACGTCAAAGATCTCGTCAATGATCTCGAGGGAGTCCATCCGGCCGACGCGCTGGTCGAGGAAGTGGAGCAAGTTCTTTGGACACTTGCCGCCGATCGTGATGGAGGTACGGTTCGCGTGGTCCTTCTTGCTGATGGCGAAGTCGATGGCCGCTGCGATGAGCTTCGGCGCCTCGAAGTCTTCGTCGCGCATCGGCAAGAACCACTCGCGCTGCAAGTAGGCTTCGGACGAGTCGAGCGGGTTGTTGAGGTACTCTTGGGAGTAGCCGGGTGCGTCCCCATCATCAATGAAGACTTGACGGCGCCGACGCAGCTCGGCCTCGTCGAATTGCTCAGGCCAGAGGATCTCGGCGAAGTCGTCAAAGCTGCGGTGGGCGCGGTAGAGGCGGGTGATCCAGCTGCCCGATTTCATCATGCGCGCCAGCATCGACTCGGCGTGCAGGATCGTGCCGTGCCAGCGAATCTTGGCGCCCTTGCGACCCAGGGGCAGGAGGGCCCGGAGAACCCAGCGCGAGAACTTGCGCCGGCGGTCCACGGATTCGACCTGCTCGTCTTCCTCCATGTCGTCGCAGAGGATGAGGCCGGGCCGGCGACCGTTCCACTTGAGGCCCCGCAGCTTTTGTCCTGAGCCGCGGGCGATGATGCGGAACTCGTAGCCGTCGTTACACTTGACGACGATTTCGCCTTTTGAGTCGACGAGGAACTTTGAGATGCCAAATTCCGCTACGACATCTTCGTTGTCGTGCAGCTCCTTGCTGATGTCGCCCAAGTGAGCCATCGCCAGCTCTTCAGTAGCGGAGACAATCAGAATGTGCGGCTCGGCGCGGAAGAGGGCGGAGGCGAGGCCGAAGTCGTGCGTGAAGGCGGTTGACTTGGCGTGGCCCCGCGGTGCAGCCACGGCCACGTAGGGCGCATCGCTGCAGTAGAGGGTCCAGACCTCCCGGTGGAAGTCGGGCGTCGGCTGCGGATTGTCGTACAACGGCGAAAGGAACGTGCCTGCGAAGGCTTCAACCAGTTCCGCCGTGAACGGAATTTTAGCCAACTGTTCCGCCTCGGCCCGCCTCGCGGAAGGCAACGTCTACGATGTTCTCGTCTTGCGCGGGGCCGGCGGGCTGGGTGCGCTTGAGGGCGATCAGACGATGCGCCAGGTTGGCAATGCGATCTTCGGAGGCGACGAGCACCTGCGTCGGAGCATTGCCGCCGATTCCGAGGGCCTTGCCGGACAGCTCGAGTGCCTTGAGCGCGACGGCCGCATCGACCTGATCCTCGGGCTTCGAGACCTTGGCCTGCAGGACGCGAAGGCTCTGGGTTGCCAGGGCACGAAATCGCTCGTTCAGCGTGAGGCGCAGCTCGGGGTCGACCAGCTCTTCCTTGCGGGCTGCAAGGAACGACTGGAAGGCGTCGCTGTTGATGATCGTGGAGATCCAGCCGGGCGTGTAGCCGAAGTACGCGGCGAGCTGGTTCTGCGAGATCATGGGGTGCTCGATGATCAGGTCGGCCATCGCTTCGTGCGTGTAGCGGACTTTGGGCGGCCGCACCCCGACGCGGCCCCGCTCCCAGTCCTGGCCGTCGGCGGTCGGCTTCGCGCCAGCAGCTTGCCCCTCGGCAGCCATCTGGGCGAGCATCGCATCCACCTCGGCGGCCACGGGCGCGCGAGGCGCGGCACCCGCTAGCGGGGCGGGCGAAAGGGCGGGCGCTGAAAGCGGCGGGGTCATGTGGCGATTTTATGCGCGCGCAAGGGGGTTGTCAAGCGCTTTATTGTAACCATGTGTAACACTACAAGCGCGCGCAAAATCCTGCAATTATGGGCGCTTACCTTTGAAAGTAGCGCGATTTTGTAGGGGTCCCTAATATATAAGAGTAATCGCGAGAAGTTTTCCCCCCACCCCTACCCAGGAATGCACGCGCGCCTACGCGCACACGCACACGCACGCACGCTTGCGCGCACGCAGCGCACGTACGCACAGGCGCACACGCGCAGGCACGCACGCAGGCGGGCGCACGCAGGCGCATGCGGGCACGCGCGCCTTGGGGATGGCGGAATACTGTATGCCCAGACATCCCCCAAATGGGGGATTGTCAGTTACACTTCTGCCCGATACAGTCCACTCCATCGCATCACAAAGGGTTATCGCAACGCAACGTCACCCCAGGTTGATCCCCGCATATAGGGGTAAACACCTAATGACAATGCAACGCAAGACCCGATAATGCGAACCCAGGCCACGCAACGGCGCGGCCCGCGAGCTAGGCAGGCAGTGAGCCATCCGAGGCGGCTATCTTTTACAATCCGACACAATCGCATCTCATCGGGTGGATTGTCCTCCAGAGCGCCGCGCATCCCGCGCGGGCCTAACGTGAGGAAGACCATCATGCAAGAAGGCCTGTTCGGCACACTGACTGTGCGCCTTCGGTTCACCAAGCACGTAGACGGAAAGCGCATGTATATGGGCAACACGCCCCTCGTGCGTTTCCACGGTACGCTGCAAGAAGTTAAGCCGCTCTATCGCGAGTGGCGTGAGCAGAATCCGCACATTGCTGATTCTTTGCAGGCCACGTTCGAAGTGCGCATGGCCGTGCACGCCGACGACTGACCAGATGGCAGGGGCAACCCTGCCCGCTCTGGCGGACAATCCAGGGGCAGCATCCCGCTGTCCGGTCCGATGAGGTAATGCAAAATGAACGACCGTACCAAGAAGCCCCGCGCCAATAGCATCGTTTCGACGAAGATCTGGCAAGGCAAGCTTCACTTCGCGGTGGCCGGGGCCGGGGAACTGGTCTTGGACGTGGACAAGGTCTCGGCGGAAAACCGCTCGCGGGCCATGTACCACGGCCTGGAGCAGCGCATCCGCGACGCGGGTGCCTTGCTGCGTAACACGGCGAACGGTGCCTCGGCTTCGGCCCAGGACAAGTTCGAAGCCATGCGCCGCATTGTGGACCACCTCGCCAGCGGAAGCACGGAGTGGAACATCAAGGCGGCCGCTGGTGGCCGTGCCGACTCGGGCCTCGTCATCCAGGCCGCCATGCGCGTCCTCAAGCTCAGCTTGGAGGGCCTCGAGCTGCGCATCGGGGAGATGGCCGACAAGCACAGCCTGGACCGCGAGGGCGTGCTCAAGAATCTGGCTGGCAACCCCAGCGTGATCCGCGCCATGGCCGACATCAAGGCCGAGCGCG